AAGTCTGTTCTTGTTTTTGACTTTCTTCATAAAGTATCCTTTATGTTTTACACTTTGTCAATTTTTCTGAAAAGTTTTTTCTTGGTTTTTAGTAGCTTTTTTTTTCTTTTGGCTATTTCTTTTTGTTCAGAGTCAGTTAGTTGGGGATTGTAGGCTCTCTCTGAAAGCACAGATATTTGATCATCTATTTGCTTTATTTGTGATAATATTCTTTCGTTCATTTTATACCTCAAAAAAAGCCTTTTTAAGACTTGCTTAGGTCTTACGAGTTAAGCGTCTTGACTTGAAGTCGGCTTTACTACCTTTGAAAAGGTACTTGGGAGAACGCTGTAGGATGTCCTATTGTTACCGTTCTTATCTTCCCAATTTCTCTGCCTCAATCTTCCGTCAACGATAACTCTATCGCCCTTTTGAAGAACAACATTTTTAGAATAGGCCGCATGGCTTCCCCATCCGTCCACATCAAGATATACAGTTTCTTCTTTTCCGTTTCCGATAGACTCATTAACAGCCATACGGAAAGTAACAAGATCCTTTTCTGAAATTGTTTTATATTCTGGATCTTTGGTCAAATTTCCCTTAAGGATAACTCTGTTATTCAACATTTTCAACTCCTAACCACTAATTCCGCGCCGAGAAAGTGCTTTGCGAGCAAGTCTTCGACTATATACAACACCATGATTACGAAGTAAATCTCGAACAATTCCGCCATTTGAAGTATTACTGAAGTGGGAATAAAAATCCTGTCCAGTCATTTGGCCTTGAGCAAAATTTACAACCTTACTAACATTCCTCTTGCTACTAAGTAGCGAATTCCAATTTGTAGTCACAACTACACTCCTCTTAAAATAAAACACGACTAATTTTAATGCGCGAATGCGCAACATCAACTTGTACTTTATATTATCTGTTGATCGACGTTTTGTCAACAGAAAAAAAATAAAAATCTAAAAAACCCAATCTTAATTGTTTAGATATGACAAACTATCTTCGTATTTGTCTGTTGATCAAGTTGTCTGTAATATGCTTCATAATGCTAGAAGCAGTTTTCTTAAACAAAAAAGGAAAGAACGAATGTACCATACAACATAGTGAGGCAGTAATTAATAGTAAACTTATCCTCATAGCGTGCCGCATATGTTGAAAATATGTCATATTGTTTTCGCTTGCCTTCATCTCCTAGAATTTCGTATGCTTCATTTATTTCCTTATATTTATTGGTGGCTTCTTTATCATTACCCGTTTTATCTGGATGATATTGTAATGATAATCTTCTATATGCTTTTTTTATATCATCGGGTTTTGCGTCTGCTGATACCCCCAATTTCGCGTAATATCCCTTGGAATCAGACATTAATATATCATACATACATAAACTTAAATAATAATTTACGAATTAAATAAAAATGGATTTGCCTTTTATATATAAATATCAACCTATGTTTTTAGAGGATTTTGAAATGGACAATAAATTAATGGAACTGATAAAAATACTTATTAAAATGGATAATTTAAATATATTGTTTGTAGGAGATAGTGGTTCGGGTAAAACATCACTCATTTCGGCAATCGTACGAGATTACTATGAGAATGTGAATTACAAAGATAACGTATTGTATATAAATACTTTAAAAGACCAGGGTATATCGTATTATCGTAACGAAGTAAAAACGTTCTGTCAAACTCCAACTAACCTTGCTGGAAAGAAAAAAATAATAGTATTAGATGATTTGGATGTGATCAATGAGCAAAGTCAACAGGTATTTCGCAATTTTATTGATAAATACAGTCACAATGTCCACTTTATTTCCTCGTGTAATAACACAAATAAAATCATAGAAAGTATTCAATCACGAATGAGCACGATTAAAATCAAGGCTTTACAACGGTCTAACTTATCTAAGATATTAAAACGAATCGCCAAGATTGAAAATATTAATATTGAACAAGACGCAGAAGATTTCATTCTCTCCATATCCAATAACTCCGTTAGGATTCTTATTAACTATTTGGAAAAGTTCAAGTTATTATCGTGTGATATTACGTTGGATATTGCCATTCAAGTATGTACCAATATTAGCTTTCGTGATTTTGAAACTTATACTAATATTTGCAAGAACAATAATGATTTACAACAAGCAATTCCAATTTTATATAAATTATTTGACAAGGGATATTCGGTAATGGATATTTTGGATAATTACTTTTTATTTGTGAAAATTACTAATAATTTAACTGAGGATGAAAAATATAAAATAATAAATCTAATTTGTAAATATATTACCTATTTTTATAATATTCACGAAGACGAAATTGAACTTGCGTTATTTACAAATAATTTAATTTCTATATTTAATTAGTATGTCTGATCAATTATTCAAAACACATGTATCTAATGAATGGTTCTATAATTTTCTGGCTCAAATATGCGACGAGGAAACCATTAACAACTCAAAATATTTCGTAGTATCTCGCGTAACCTACAAAAAACTAAAGTTTAAAAATGAACTGATCCCCTTCTGTGAAAAGATGGAAACTCATTATCATAATTCAAAATCAAAATATGTTAAAGATGTAAATACTTATAACAAATTTATAACGATTATTAGACAAATATGTACAGTAAATGATATAGTATATATAAACAAACCTATATATATTAAATCAGTATACGAGCCAGTCTATTACATACTGAGCGATATTCCTAATGTGAGCACCAAATATTTCCCCAGCACGTTATTGCTTTCTAGTACTTGTTGTGAAGACATTCTGGATAGCCAAGAGTATTTTGATCTCAGTAATAATTCGTCATCGGGTATGTAAATTCCTAACATTGAATCATGGAATTCAATGAAACTGCTCCCCATTAATTGGTCTAATGTAACCAGCACATTGTTGTTGTCTCGGCCTCCCAAATATTCGGCGGTGATTATATTAATGGATTGATTCTTTACTTTTTCGTTTAGCCAGTTCTTGATTTCACCTGTAAAAATTGACTCGGCGGTTGAATCTTGAGAGATTAGTGTCTCTAACATATTGATATAGCAACCCATTGCCGCACATTCTCTCGCGCACCCCATTAATTTAGTATTAGGATGATAGTCCGTGCGATTATTCATCTTGGAAACAGGGTTTTTAACACTAGTGGTATCTAATAATTCTCCCACGAACATTTTATCGCCGCTTACTCCGGTATCATAAATATATTTAAGACTGTCTAAACATATGAACGAATCGGGTAGTAACATACCTCCATACATATGGAGGGTCTTGGCGATGGCCAATTCTCTCAACTTGCTTTTAATCGGTTCAGCAACCTTGTTGATATTAATGTTCCAATTAGGAAGTAAATCTGCAAACGAATCATCGCATATCAAACATATGTTGAAGTCCTTTCCGCATTTGTCTATTATTGATTTCATCGTAAGTTCTTTGTAAGGTTGGTTCATGTTTTTAGTGTTTCTGGAATAAAAATCAATCCAATTTCTGGCGTTCACTTCGTATTTTGAATGAATCCAAATAATAGGTAATTTGCTGTCGGGAAGTTTATTCAGTAAAGCATCGGAATCATTTAGTAAATATTTTTTAACAATCTTATAATGATCGTTGTCTGAATCTAAATATCTACGTTTAACCTCATTGTAAGCTATTCCTACGAGTGATAAAACAATAAACATAAATAATAAATCTGTTCTTTTCATTGTATATTATTATTTTAGATTATTATTTGTCTGTTAATTTATACAGGTTTGACATAATTTTAGCATTTACTTCTTTGTATAACTCATCCTGTTTTGCTAATGTATATGCGCGTTCTGTATCATTTCGAAGCTCCTTTTCTTTCTGGTCATGTATCATATTTTTTGATTCTCTTAATGAATATGGTGTTATTTCCTGGTTAGCTCGGTATAATCGCATCTCTTCTTGATTTTTAAATGTGCGTCCCATATCTTTTTCGGTTACTGGAATTACATTTTCGCGATGAGCATTGCGTAGGTCATCATAGACTAATGAGCTAAATAATCCAGAACTATAATCATCTGGAGCGTTTCCTAATAGATCCGTGTATACGTTGGAATTGATTTCACGGACATTCTGCTTAGCCAATGCATTGCTGGCAATGAGTTTTTTATTGTGAAATGTTTCATTCATATTTGCTCTGGTTGTTTCCGTGGTGTCAATGTCTTCGTCGGATTTAAGCCATTCTCCATATCCCGTATTGAAGTCTTCGTTACGTATGTTGTATTTGTCAAATAACTCATTAAATACTTTATTAAAATCACGGCTTTTAGTAAGTTTTTTAACAATCTCTCCATCGGTTGATTCATCAAGAACATATTCTGTTGAACCCTTACCCTTTACTCTAAATTCGTATATAGAATATAATACTTTGTATGCTTTGGAAAAAAAAAGAAAGTATTCCTTATCTAGATTACATTTATCTGGGTGTGTCTGTAACACTATTTTTTTGGCGCTTTTCAAATCTTTTTCATCAAAATCGTATTTGATATTAAACAAATTAAGTAAATCTACCAATTCATAGTTATCTAAATTTAAATCAATAGTATCCATTATATAATGTATTTTTAAAAAGAGTATGTTTTAAACTACATTATATAATGATTAATGTATTCAGTAATTAATCTATTAGAGAGATGCCGCTTTGATTTGGATTCGCGAAAAAAACTCGTTAATTCCTTTTTCATCGGCACCTGTGATTGAATCCGAGGGGATGTACCAGTGGTTTGGGTCCTTATTTTGTGGTTCGTAGTATGCTAATAGCACCGGAATACCATTTACCATTTTTTTACTTTTTAATGCGACATATAGGTCCATAGTTTCATCAATGTCAATTTCTACAATAATAATATTTGGCGGAAGTTTGTTGAACCATTCATCTACTTGAGGCTTTACTTTTTTACACGGTTTACACCAAGTTGCAGTGAACTTAACAATAATTATATTATTACCAATATTATTATAGAGGCTTTTGAATTGGTCTACTGATAGCTCACTGATAATTTCGCATTGCGCCATTATATTATACAGAGCATATTGTTTATATAGATTTTATAACGAATCAACGAATTCCTCTAATTCTGATATATTAATTTCAGGGAATTTCACATGCGCTTCCCAAAAATATCTACAAAAAGCCCATTCAATTTCATAGTTTTCCCTATAGTTATTGCTGTATTTTGATAACAAAAGCTCTTGTAATTTACGAGGAACTAAGTAGAGACTTTTGCGAGGGATTACATAGCTTAATTGAACCAATGGAGATACTGGGTCGGGTGGCAAGACATCTACAAACTCGACTTCAAATGCGGGAATGTATTTAATTAGATCTTTAAGAAGTGGGGGGTAATTATACTTGTAGCTCCATCTCCAATTGGAGCACCCGGTCGTGTAATATTTCAATGTCCATTCTAATCCTTCTAGATAATTCACACATATTTCCTTACGTCGTTCGTCGTCTATTTCAACGTCAAAGAGGCACTTATAATATCTCTCTTCCCAACCTTTTTCGTTCGGATTGATGTATAGTTCTACGCTCCGTTCTAACATAGGTATTGCGTTAAATTTATCTTTTAACTCGGTAGTTCGTGATGCTGATCCATGCGCTTGTTTATCACGGATTTTATATTCTTCTAAAATTAGCTTGTCCTCTATATTTGCTAATAGCAATACTACTTTTCGCAGGTTGTTCCATTGAATCTTATTTCCACTAGTGATATTTTTATTCGTGTTACCTATAACAGTTTTGTATGCATCCATTATTCGGTCTATACCCGTTGTTCGTATGTTAATTGCAGGAAAATGTGGCAAGAAGTCGTTGCCCATAAAAAAACATAGCAATATATAGTCAAATATACGATTATGCTTCTCTTGTGTTTCAAGTGTTTTATTATCGTTCAAATCATTCGCCAGTGAAGAAGCAAACATCGGTATGTCCATCAAATAAGTACTATTGGGATTAAGACTCTTATCTAAACTCTTAATAAAATGTGGTGTTTCTCGGAACAAATACATTGATTCAGCAATATGTAAATGATTTAGAGTAAGCATTATTAAATCAGCATCTAGACCATATATAACCGTTGTATAGTTTTTGTGTTCGTTTTGGTTCTCACGAATATATTTATAAATCTTGTGCTCACCTTCTCCTGGCTGATTTGATGAAGATATAATTATATTATTGTTAAATTCCTTGGTATTTTCAAATGTCGCATGTATCCTACTATCTAGTTTTTTCATAAATTCTGTTCCAGGCGTGATTGAAACTGTATCAAATATACTACCTTGTGAAATACCCATTTTCATATGTAGGTCTTTTTCCAACCAAGATTTATATCTCCGATTTTTTTGTTGTTCAAGTTTAGCAATAGGAGCAACTCCGTCAAATGCTATAAAGACGTTTCTTTGAGGAGATAAAAGTCTTATGTAATACTTGATTTTGTCACAAACCATAGTAATAATTGTTGTTTCAATATCATTAATATGACCTTTTTTATCGTCTAATTCATGAATTGAGTCGTATATTAGTGAATTGCAATCCATATAAAGATTGTGGATGGCCATTCTTTTTGACTGATAATTTATTAATATAGATCTGTGCTTGCGAACTATGTATGAAAAATAACTAGGAATACCCATATAGGTTATACTGATACTTTGGTTTTAAATCTATTATCAAGTAAGCTATATCAAAAATATATATATTATATATATATGGCTATTCAACTTACATTTTCCAATATCTTACAATTAACATCAACATTATCTCCGGTTTTAATAACTTTTTTTCTGGTGATGCTCTCGTTGTTTAATCTGAATCTTAAAGGTATTATGTATTTGTCCGGTGTTATGTTGGCGACATTTATAAATTATATGTTAGGGTTTGCCTGGGCAGGTGAAAATAAGGTAACACCCCCGGCTATGTGTAATTTATTAGAAGGACCATGGACGCAACATACCGATCCCTCGTCAAGTACTCTATACTTGGCATTTACGTTGGTTTATTTGTTTATGCCTATGTATTTTAACGATCAAATGAATTTGTATCTTGTAACCACTCTATTGGTTATTTTGGGAGTTGATATGATTACTAAAGTACAGAATACGTGTACTAGCACAATGGGAGCCGTTCTAGGTGCCGTATTAGGTGGTTTTATGGGACTTATATGGTATGGACTTTTCAAGTCAAGTGGAATGGACAAGTTGTTATATTTTGAGGAATTTCAAAGCAATAAACCTTATTGTTCAAAGCCAAGCAAACAGAAATTCAAGTGTAGAAACACCAAGTCTGGAGAGATTATAACAACTATTAATTAATTTATGGTTCGTAATCAAGTATATGTTCATTTATATATTTTATAAAATAACTGAGACATTGTCTTCGTTTGAATGAATGTAACATACCTTTTTCAGTATAATTATTATGTTTCATTATAATTATAAAATTTTCTATAATTTTACGTGTATTTGCCCGTGAATAAAGTTCATCGTGTTGTTCCATTGTAAATGTCTCTTTACCTGTCCGTTTATTAACGAGATTGTGAAATTCAAACATTAATTTAATTAGGTTTTCTTTTGTATTAATATTTACTATATTTACGGTTTTTAATACACTGGCTGCGTGAGTAGCACAATCATTACACGGTAAATTATGACATATGTTATATATTTGTTGTAATAATTCTGTTACGTGAATGTCGTTTTTAATTTTATAAGCCAGTGTGTGAAACAGATACCACGTAGCATTACCCCATTGTTTTTTAGATGGCATTAATATATATAAAGATATAATATAAATACATTATAATGAACTACACATTTGATGCTAACATTAATTTTTTTGACGAATTATTGAAAGACGAGGAAGAAGAAGATAAAACGATAGAATCTGAATGTTGTCTTATTACGGATAAACCTTTAACTGAAAATTACATTACATTAAATTGTAACCATAAGTTCAATTATGAAGCTATCTACAACGAAGTAGTCAATCAAAAGACAAAATACAATCCGAATGAAATTATGAAATTGAAAATGAGTGAAATCAAGTGTCCATATTGTAGACAAATAACTAGCAATATTTTACCTTATATTCCTTCGATTTCATCATCAAAGAAGATAATTGGTGTAACAATACCCAACAAGTATTCTCTCTCTCCCTTAAAATGTGAGTGGGTATTCAAAAGTGGAAAAAACAAAGGGAATTTATGCGGATGCAATGCATTTTCAAGCGAACATGGTAAGTTATGTGAAAAACATTGGAATATGAAAAATAAAGACAAATCATTGGAATTCGCTGAGTGGAATCCTGAAATGCAAAAAATATACGATTCAATGAAACTTCACGAATTGCGTGACGTGTTGCGTAACAAAAATATGAAAGTGAGTGGGAATAAGAGAGAACTAGTGTTAAGGATAATGTCAAAAAGTTAAGTTATTTTTTTTTTCAATTCTCATTTGTATTTTTCAAAAATGGACAAAAATAAATGTCCATTTTCGGATTTTTCATTTGAGAATTGAA